TTGATTATACAACGGATCATTCTTGTCTAATACAAACTGATGATCGATATATTCATTGATCCATTTCTTCAACCATTCTAAGTGACGGAAGTCTGTTACCATACCTGTTGGATCTAATTCGCCGGTTAGGCTACGTAGATAAACCTGTAGTTTACCTTCATGTCCATGCAAATGACGACAAGCGCACTTCAAGTCTGCCGCATATTCACCATTTAGTTTCTGTGTCCAGACTCTGTGTCCATAACAGAATTCAAACGTTTTATCAATTATATGTGCCATCTATTTCTTTTCCTCAACGTAATGTTTACTCCAGTCATACTGTGTTTCCTGATGTCTTTTACTCTGATAATGGCTAGGACCATCATAATAGTCTAGACCAAAATGACGACGTATGTTCTTTTGATCACCTTGGCTACCACAGATATCAGCACAACGTTCACCAACCAGACGATAGAAATGTTCAAGATTATCTGTTACGGATAATCCTGCTTGAGCTGCTAATTTTTCTAATTCTTTAGTCATACTATATTATATTTAGGTTTTTGATTAAAGTCAAATGTTTTTTGCACTGTCCAAAATACTTTCTAGCTTGGCCTGGCGCTCTAAGAGCTTAAAGAATAGTGCCAGGGTATTGGCCGCATCCACGTCTGCCCTGTGCGCTTTGCCTCGGAACTGTAGCTTAAAGTAGCCCATAGCTGACGCTAATCCACCACTAGGCGCTTTACCACGTGTAAGCATCAAGTATGTATACCAGGTCTTAACATCGATCCAACGACGGCCAAAATGCGGGAAATCTGCATGGTTTTTGCAGAATTCTGCCAATAATTCTACACTATCACCACCACCCCAGGTCACTGGGTTGATAAAGACCTTATGCTCACGTATCAGCTCACCGAGCTCACGGGCAACGTGTTCATGACTGTATGCTTCTGCACGTATGTCGGCATCAGTTATACCTGTTAGGTCATTGATGAACTCACTGATAGGCTCTTTTGGATCTATGTACCATTTACGGACAACATAATCTTCGAAGCGTGTGTTCTTATCACCTATAGCAATGCCAACCTGTATGATCTTGCCCGACGGTTGATTAAGCTCTAAATCTAATGCGAGAAACTTGCCATCTGCTATCATGCATGATCTTTCTGGGGATAACTAGCCATCATCCATTCGGCCATGTTGCTAGCATTCTCACTCAATTTGACTAGATCATATTTGCCGCAAAATTTAAGAAACTGTGCACCAACCATGGGCATGTTCTTAGGTGCCTGTGCGGCCGCGATGGTTTCTGCCATCTTAATTTTAATATCGTCTGGTTGCGCTGTTAGATCAACCAGGACACGATTACGTTCGTAGTCATCCAATACACGATGCTCTACACCATTGTGATCAACCCAACGTTGTAACATCATGTTGTTCCAATTATAACCTTTCTTATCTTTATCACCGTAGGCTTCTTCAAGACCTACTTTGTTTTTACTACCTTTAGTGCGCACGCCTGGAAATGCAGAAAATACATTGTCTGTAGGATCACCACGCATACACTTTTCAAAAAGTATAAACTGTGGATCGGGGATCTTCTTAGGCTCTTTAGTTTTTTTATCAATGACTGGTTTACCTTTCTTATCAAAGATACCCTTTAAGGTATGGAGCTCATCGCTGATACCATTGTATTGATTAACGTTGTCTGCCAGGAGTTGATAGAAGTCTGTATCACTGCTAACAATAGTATGATGATCACCGGGATGAGCTTGTATGAATCCTGCGATAAGATCATCAGCTTCTAATTCATTATGTTGAAGGACACTACAGTTAGTCTTTTCTGCAACAAATGTTTTTAAGTTGTCAAAGGTTTCCCAGAACAAGCGATCTTCTTCAGCTTCACTTTCAGTAAGCGCCGCACGTGCTACGCTACGATTTTTCTTATAGGGTTCATAGAAGTCTTTGCGCCAGCTACGCCCTTCTAAACAGAATATAACATGATCAGCCTTTTGATCACGCCAACTTTTATTGATTGATGCTAGGGTTACATGGATAGCAAAACCCAGCTTGTCCCAAGTATCACTTTGGCGATGTGCTGAATGTCTTGCTCTAAAGAATGTGTTTGCGGTGTCAACAAGTAAGTATCTCATTTAACCATTATACTTTCTATTTTGATTTTTGTCAACTAATTTCCGTTCTACCATCACCTAAATCACGGCGGTTACTAGCACGGATTTCTGGATCGGCTTGCTCTTGCTCAAAGTTTTCTTGGATAACATTGCGACATACAGATTTGAACCAATTGTCTACTATATCTTGATCTGTTTTACCTTGATAACCAGCACGGATTAAATTGGACAAAAATTTATCATTCCAATCTAATTCAAAAGCACCATTACCTGGATTATCTTTATCAATATCCATGCTGATGACTTCTACCCAAGGTTCACCAGCTTCGGTGGCTAATTCTTTGGGAGTCTTTTTGGTTTTTTGTTCTTTGATAGCCGGTAGTTCGGGAGTGGTACCAAATAAATCTTTGATTAGTTTTTTTATCATATTAATCCTTGAATAAATCTAACTCTTCCCAAGGTAAGTTTGCTTTACCAAAGTGTCCATAGTTAGTTGTTTCACTGTAGATAGGACGGAACAACTCAAATCTATTTATGACACCGGCTGGCGTCAGATCAACATTTTCACGTATCCACGCAGTAATTATATTGTCAAATTTGATACCCTTGTCTGTTTTAACAAACAAGCTGGTAGGTTCTTTAATACCGATTGCATAACTGATCTGAACAGTTGCTTTATGTGCGCCTTTAGCGGCTACGATATTCTTGGCTAAGTATCTAGCCATATAAGCCGCACTACGGTCTACTTTCGTAGGATCTTTACCGCTGAATGCACCCCCACCGTGAGGGCTATACCCGCCGTAAGTATCAACAATAATCTTACGTCCGGTGAGACCGGTGTCTCCATCTGGGCCACCAATAACGAAACGCCCAGTAGGATTGATAAGAAACTCAGTGTTGGCATCGATTAATTCTCCTGGTAATACTGTTAAAATAATTGCTTTTACGTGCTCTCTAACCGTGTCGATATCCATATCAGCTGAGTGTTGTGTTGAACATACAATCTTAGCGATACGTTTTACACTACCATCATCATGATATTCCATAGTTACCTGTGACTTAGCATCAGGACCTAACCACGTTGCTCCACTCTTACGCACAGCAGTTAACTGTTTAACAATCAAATGACTGTAATAGATAGCACTGGGCATTAGGTCTGGTGTTTCATTGATAGCATAACCAAACATAAGTCCTTGATCACCAGCACCAAATGTATCTGTGCCTAGGGCGATGTCTGCACTTTGTCCATGCATTAAGTTAGTAATTTCTACAGTTTCCCAATGGAATCCGTCTTGCTCATAGCCAATGTCACGGATAACGCGGCGCACTGCATTTTCAACTTCTGAGTAATTGTAAATACCTTTGTATTCACCAGCAATCACTACACGATTAGTTGTTACTAGTGTTTCGCAAGCACAACGATAAGCAGTATTCTGCTCACGCATCATTAAATCTAATACCGCATCACTGATAGCGTCTGCTACTTTATCTGGATGTCCTTCACTAACACTTTCACTGGTAAACAAATAACTCATTAAATCCATCCTCCGGCTCTGGCAATGCCAATTAATCCAACTATGATCCAAAATCCATTTAATAATGTATATGCTGGATCTTTTCTAATGCTGGCACAATAGGTTAATAAAACAGCATCAATGGTATTAAAAATCCAAACAAACATAAACGGACTTGCTGGCCCTAACCATGATACCAAACTAAAACTAATAATACGCATTACTACCCCAATCATTTCCATTTGGGGAAGATGCGATTTAATATACCCTAATATCTTATTCATTTACTTGCCCCAACTGTTACCCCAAAGATCCACATGTAATCTTGGGCTGTAATAATAACCACGACGCATGGCTTCATCAGCTACATTAAATTTATTGCCATCATAGACCTTAACCACACCACCCACTGGCATAATGTATACCACACCTTTAAACTTGGCTTTACGATATTCTGCTACTGCACGATCAACCTCATCAAAGTCACTAGGTTTCTCAACCACAAACTTGAGATATGTTGTACCAACACGTTCGTAACTCTTAACAATCTCAGGTTTGATCGCATCTTCCCACTTCTCACCACTTGCACTTAGTTTAGCACTTACGCTAAATGTAATTTCACGGCTACCACGATTCCATAATTTTAGATACTTGGCAAAGTCTTCATGTAGCTCTTGAGTACCATTCGTTTCAAATGTTAAGTTCTTCAAGTTATACATGTCTTTATGACTTAGTAATTCTGGATAAGCACGTTGCCAACCTAGTAGAGGTTCGCCACCTGTGATAACTAAATGTGTGTCGTTGCCATTGGGCATGATCCAACTGTTACTAGGTACTAGATCCAACATACGTTTAACTACAGCATCAATCTCTAATAAGGGACTGAAGTTTTTAAATCTAGGATCCCATGACGCATAACTATCACATCCAGTATTAACCAAAGGTAATTCTTCATAGATACGATATTTTGTAGGGTCGATAAACTCACGCTCAGTGCTCATTTGTGTTCGATCATTCATACCAAATCCACCACAGGTAAAGTTACAGCCGAATGTTCTTAAGAATACACTAGGTACACCAATAAAGCGTCCTTCACCTTGCGCTGAATAGAATATTTCACTGACTTTAAGTTTACTCATCTAATTAATCCGTATAGGTATATGAATAATATTATGGCATTTAATGACCATAACTCTGGTTTCTTCCATAGTATTCCTGTTAGCACCCAAAATACACAGGCCACTGATAGTATGGCAATGTTAAGTGGATATACATCAAAACTGGTGAATACAACACCAATAACGGTAATGATATTAGCCAACCATCCTATTAGTTTACTATGTTTTGTAAAAAAAGTCAATGATTTTTATCCAAATAAGTGTTAATTATATCACGATTAATTAATTTATGAGGAAAATTAAATTTAATTTTGCATTCTTCTTTGATCCAGTCTGGTAATCTAAAGAAATCATTTTCGTCTTTAATGTCAGGCCAATCTTCACCTTTAATACTATTATATACTTCTATAAACTTTTTGTTGGACTCTTCTTCTAATAGAACTTTTTCTCGTTCTTTATATTTTTTGAAAAGGTCAACACCAAACTTGTTAATAAACCTTTTTTCGTTCAATATAGTTTCATCACTCAGTAAAAATTCTGGAAGGTCTGAAGAAATTTTTCTTAACTCGTTGATAGATTGTGACTTAAGATCAAGGCAACGATCGTAATTATATTGTATATCTGTGGATATTTCTTCTCGACGATCTTGTAATATTTTTGAAAATACACGAATATTTTCGATTGTTTGTTTCCATCGCAGTTCAAGATCGTCAATAGTAGCATATTCTGGGTAAGGTAAATAATTGTTAAATGTATTAAATCCTAATTCTTTTAGATTATCAAATAAACGTTTCGAGTTATTGCCTAGCATGATAAATGGGTGATGATGTAAAATAGCCATATATGTTTTTTCAGTAATCGAATCATCATCTGATTCTGATAGTATTGTGAAATTTGATAGCCGATATTGTTCAACAGGAAAGTTATTGATATCAAATGGACGATCTATTAGATGATTATTATCTAAAATTATTACATCATCTGAAAAAGCGTATTTGGTACAATAATTAAAGAATTCCTCAAAATCCATTGGAAGCTCACCAAAATTATCAATAAAGTATTTTAATATCAACGATTTTTGTCTATCTGCTCTTGGAAAAGTCCATATCATAATATCTAATAGATCTAAATCATACAATCGTTTTAAAAACCCAACTCTGTTATGTCTATCTAATGTGCCTGTGGGAAAATATCCTTTTTTATTATACCAATTCCATTGAGAACATTGAATATTTCTTTTTTCTAAATAGTTTGTACAATAAAATGGAAAAAAATTAACTGGAATTATCTCACAATTTTCGAGAATATTTTTAGATAAAAGTTGCGAGTATGTTTTTCTAATGTCATAATTTATAAGCAAAATAATTTTATTAAACCCATAAGCTATAATATTATCAATAAACTTTATCTGATAGTCGACCCTACGTTCAGTTTGCACCGCAATGACCAAGTCAATTTTATTGAATGGTAAATCTATCTTTGCTAATTCTCGGCTAACAATTTCGTCCGCAACCTCATTTACTAATTGCGGAATAAAATCATATGTATAATTTAAATCAATATGTGCTATCATTTTTCCCATGGGTAAACGATCCACACATCTTCTTCTGCTTTGTTTATCTCTACAGCACTGTAGTCGACCTTACGGCTAAACTCGCTGCTTAGATTATCAAATAACACAGCAAAACGAACATTGTTGCCCCAGACATCATTCCAGCGTGGGTTATTTGGTAAACACGAATCTTGCCAATCTTGGATAATCCAATCTAATGTGGAACCAGTGTCATTGATATCATCAATGATTAATATATTTGAATAAACTGTAAAATCAACAGGGGCGGTTTTACCAAAGGCATCTTCTGCCATCCAGCAATTATGTTCAGTATCTACGTTATCACGCAGTGATACTTTTAATGTATGCATAGGAATATCTAGCATATGACTCATATATACCGCAGGAATCAACCCACCACGTGTAAGTCCTACGATATAATCTGGACGCCAATTGTCCTTGTACATCTTGAAACTGATCTGATTTACATATTCTCTAATCTCAACGTCACTTACATATAATTTTTTCATTGCTTATCCTTTGTATGCTCTAACACTGACAATCTTACCTATTTCGTCGTATGTAATTACATCAGTAACTAGAATCTGTTCCTTACCATCGATGGTAATTAATAATTCAGCTATCACCGTGAGACCGTCTTGATATATCGCTCTTGGCGTAACAGCGATTGATTCAACACTGTTAAAAATCTTATTATACACAGACATAACATCAGTCTTACCGGCTGCGTCATTTTCCCAATCGTGTAAGAAACATACTGATGCAAACATCCACGATAGTGCAGATGAATTTTTAGATGAAAAATTATAAAAATATTCTAAACTACGTGCTTTCAAATCCATCTTAGAACTCCTTATTAAGAGCAAAACCAAATAGTTGATTAGTTACGCCAGCTTGATTAAGATAATTTGTTTGATGTTCACCGTAGGTAATCAAGTTTAGATTTTTAGTTTTATACTTGTAATATACGCCCATGTCATACTGCATTGCAGTTGGACTAATGTTTACACGGCTACGATCATATGCTACTTCACCGTTGGCCGTCCACCCAATTGGTATGCTAACATCAACAGTACCTTTACTTACAGTAACTGGTTGGCTTACTGTAGCACCAAAACTGTGTTTTTCTTTAGTATAATCTACGCCCATGTTCCAACTATATGACTGTGTAGCACCTACATTGGTAATCAATCCTGATGTTTGTAAGTTAGCCTGTGTATAACCTACCCAAGCACTACCGAATAAGCTCAAGTTTTTATTTAAGTTATATGCACCAGTAAAGTTCATAAACTGTGTATAACTACCACCGACTTCGCCCATCATACCTGAGATCTGATTGCCCATCCAAGCATTACGTTCATTCAACACGCCAAAGCCCACACGGTAGTTTGTCTTGTCATTGAACTTGGTGGTATACCCTGACTCAACTAAACCTGTTTGGGTAAACTCATTCATTGACATCCTAACATCATACTGCCCTAGAGCAACTTTACCACCATTAGTGTAGTAGTTTAACTTGTTATAAGGATTGTAGTCTTCGTAGAAGTTTGCTTTACTTATAGGATTAAAAGTACCTGTAGCTCGTTTAGCATTGGCTGTAGATGCCATGTTAACATAATAATCACGACCAAACTCATCTGTTACCATCACTGAACTTAGTGCACCAACTGAAGCCAATCCACCGGACGTGCTGGTTGAGAAACCACCACCAAGTGCGACTTTTCTTCCTGTTGTAGGAATACCAACTACACCATATGGACGGGTTGCTTTTTCTAAATCTAATAGGCCTGCACCCATCACATCTTTATCATAATTTACTAGATCTTTATTGGCGGTAGCTGTTAACAGTTTAACGATATTGCTACCAGTCATCTGTGGCCATTGTTGATGGATGATAGCTACAGCACCTGAAACTACAGCGGCGGCTTCACTAGTACCTGTTGAACTATTATATACATCGGTACCAGTTTTACCAGCAGAGAATGCGTTGCCTGGTGCTAGGATATAAAAGTCACTCATGCGATATGTGTCATTACAGGTACCAGCAACAATATTAAATCCTTGACACAAGTGTCCAGCTTTATTACTGTAACTAGCGATACTATTGGTATTAATATCATATGCTCCAACAACTAGCATCTGTCCATTTAAGTATAATGTTCCATCTGGACGAGTAGCATAGGCCATTGGTGCAGGGTTCTGTGGATATCTCAATCCACTATTACCAGCTGAGTTAACGATAACCATTTCACTTGAGCCCAATGCTGCCGCCCAGGCTTTTGGGTCTTCATTGTTATAAAATCCAGTTGCACGCTTACCAGTGTAATAGTTTGTCTTATAAGCGGCACTGCTGTTAGCCCAAGATCCATCGTTCAATTGATAAAAAGTTTTTCTAGACGCATTATCATACACGCTGTTAGCACTGATATTAGCTACATCTGCGCCAATGGTAACACCCCAAGCTATAGCTTGACGAGCTTGGCTAAAGCCATAAGAGGTATTATCAGTGACTTTAGCGATAGCCAGCATGGCATCTGGCGCTACACCAGCTACCCCAACACCATCCCAATTGGCTGCAGCGATACTGGCCATTCTAGTACCGTGACCGACGTTATCATTGATTCCAAATTTAGATCTAACGAAATCTTTAGTATCAGTGATACTATTTAAAAACTCACTGTGTTTGGCATTGATACCACTGTCAATGATCAAAATCTTAGACCCTAAACCAGTATAACCTCTGCTCCATGCTGAACTAGCGTTAACTACACGTAGATAGTCATCATTGGAGTTGCCTGCACTGATTCCGTTTGCTGTATATTCTGCTGTAGCATACGGTGACAGGTTGATACCCGGACTAGTTGGCGCAGTGACTACAGGAGTAGTTGTCACGGGCGTGACCGGTGGAGTAGTTACTGTTGGTGTTGGACCATATACAATAGCTATTTGTCTTGCTTGTTCGGCTAGTATCGCTGAGCGATCTGCCTCTGCTTTTGCCGCTACGACCGCCTTTGCGTCTGCTACTTCTTTTGCAGCAATTTCTGCAGGAGTTAATGATGGAGTAGTTACAACAACCGGTGTATTCACAACTGCCGGAGTAGTTGACCCATTAAGCGGTTTACCATAAACTATTTGATATTGTCTTGCCTGTTCAGCTAGTATTGCGGCCCTGGCCGCATCTGCCCTAGCTGTTGCTGCCGCTTTGGCCTGTGCAACTTCCTCGGCTGGTGTTAGGGCAACTGCCTGATGACTGATCAACGATCCTGCTAGTGTTAATCCTAATAATATTTTTCTAAGTTTCATTTCCTTCCCCTTATCTTGGAGCAAATTCTTGTTGAAGTTTCACATTATCCATAAACTCTTTCTTAGTACCGGAATCAGTATTAAATGCTCCTTTGAGTACTGTAGTTTGAGTTAATGAACTATGCGCCATGATGCCTCTATTCTCACAACATCCATGTGTTGCTTGGATGTAGACAGCCACGTTCTCACTGCCTGTGGCTTTCATGATCTCTCTGGCGATGTCGTTACATAATTCTTCTTGTAAGGTTCCACGACGAGCACACCATTGTGCTATGCGTGTGTATTTTGATAATCCAATTAGTTTTTGTGCAGCGATGATACCAATATAAGCAACCCCTGCAACTGGTTGGTGATGATGACTACACATACTGCGTAACTCACTTCGAACTACTAGCATACCTTCATAACGGTCCTTACTGTCATTTGGAAAAGCTGTAGCATCTGGTGCTGGATCATATCTACCTGCCATGATCTCATAGATGTACATTTTTGCTAGTCTGTGTGCGGTGCCACGTGAATTTGGATCATTCTCGCGATCAATGATCAAACTGTCTAACACACCTTCAAATTTGGTAGTTAGTTCGTTGATTAACTCATCTTTTTCGCTGTCTAATATATGTGCCGAGATATTGTCTCCAGCCCAGAATCTGGTATTACTTGCTTGGATACGTTCGCGGATGCGTTCGCTGATTGTTTTATCACTCAATTTAAGTCTCCGATGTTAAGGCAGAGGATTGCCGTATTGTTAATATTATATAGGTTTATTTGGGTTGTGTCAACAATTTAATCCTAATTCTTTTTGAAGTTGCTCAACCGGACTTGACCAATCATTGGTAAATGATCTTAGATATTCAACACGATCCAAATCTTCTTGAGTTTCTAGCACCATCTCTTCGTTGCAGAAATGTAAACGACATTTTTTATCTAATGCTGTAGCCATTAACTGCTTACGATGAGTTGGGTCATCGGGTAGACTGAATATACTGAATAGCAAAATATGATCAGCAAGTTTATTAGCAATTTGAAAATCTAAGAATGAGTAATTAGTACCTTCGTTATCACCACCTTGATAAGGGAATGTGTATCCACGCTTTTGACAATATGATTTGACTACTAAAGTTTGAAAATGTAAGTCAATATGTTTAGTCTTAACACCTTCGTACTCTCCATGCGTCACAGCTACTTCACCGGGCAAAATATCTACTTGTTTTGTATAATGGCGATCAAACAACTTACGGAAGTATGCGCCAGGCCATTTACGATGTGGCTGACCGTCACGTACTAATAATCGAATATCCATACTGACTCTGGTCTTGCCCGTTTTATTAGGGAAATTACCATGTAAGTGTTCTTGGAAAAATAGATGAGCTTGCCCGGGATGCAAGGTAACTGGCCAAGCATTTTTGGCGCAGGCGTTTTGTATACGTTCGTAGTCCCATTTTTCTAAAACAGATTTTCGTGTAATATCTCTACTGACATCTAAATCTAACATTTGCAATGTGTTAGTGTCGTAACAGTCTGTAAACGGCATCCAAATTGTACGTAGTCCTAACCCGTTACCCACCCAACGCCCTTGATGAAACAATAATACAGCACCAACCTTATCTTGGTCTGGTACTAG